CTTCGTCAAAGGGCTTAAATCCCCGGGTGGCTAGGAGCTACTTTATGGCTACTTTATCAATGCTTCTTGCATTGGAATAAAGACCAAGTCGTAAAGATCGTAGTCTTCCAACTTATTCGGTTTGTATAGAGGGATGTTGCAATCCCCTGCTGCTAACTTTAGCAGGGTGTTCAACACATCGAACTTACATTTTGTGGCCTTGTGGCCCTTATTGTAGTACCGATAAGTATCTAAGAATGGCAGGTTTGCCATTTCCCGATACTCCCCTGACATCCACTTGTTGTAGAGCCCAAACCCATCTTCGTCTTCTAGAAGATAATCCAATAGTTGTTCGCTAAGTGCAAACACTAGAGGGTGGTTTGGTTCTATGGGCACCTGACAGACATTCTTTGGAATTCCAGGATTGTCAATCTTGGACACTGTGTCCCAAAAGACCTTGTCGCGCGCTATGCGCACAAGCTCTTCCAGGGAACCTTCACACTCCTTCTCCTTAAGAAGAGAAGCGTGCGAACCTACCCTACCCTCCAGAACTGGAGGCTGGCCGGTTACACTGAGTGGAAGGGACAGTATGTCTGCTAATTGCTTCTCATTTTTGTGAGAAGAGATTAGACTCTCCAAAGACGGGCCGAGAAATGAAATCTCGTACCCCCTCTCGATGCACAATCTGACCAATTCAATGAATTGCTCAGGTTTGTTCATTATCTCTTCCAGTATATGAACCGGGAGACCGGTTACATCTACGTGGTTGAGAAAGTAACGCTTAGCAAACTCGGCATTGCCGGATTCGCTTTGCGTACACTTAGAGGGTGATATGGAAACTCCTAACTCTTCAATAGTCTGGGTGTACAAATCGTACACATCCTTTCTACTGTCGAGTGTATCATCCCCAAGTATGAGGTACTTATACCTCTTTATCCCACACTTGTGGGCACACCACTGCTTCACAGCATGGTGCGTTAGGGTAGATACAGGCCATGAGCTTAACAAGCCCATGGGGTTGCCACAAGCGTACTTCACCCCACCCATAGGGTGGTTGAATGTACGTTCTGAGACAATTAGTTCCCATAACTCACTTATACGTTTGCCATATGCGGCCTCTAACAGCGTGGTCTCCAATTTCCTTGGAAACCTGTCTGTGAAGGCCGTCATATCGGAACTGTATAAATGGTTAC